TCTTTTTAATTAAGATTTCATTAAAAGGCGACAGTAGATTACCGAATACAGCTTTATTAATCATCTTAAAATACTTTTTGATGTCTTTGTAAGTAGTCTTATATTTACGATTACTTACAAGTTCTCGCTTTAATACTTTTTTAGTCACTAGTGTTTGTTTTGACATTGTTTATCCCCAATTTTAGAATCTTTTAATAATAAGCATTTGTGTTTCTTATCAAGTTCAAGTCTCAATTGTGTCATTACAGAATCCATAATGTAAGGTAAATGTTTTTCAAGCACGTAAGCCATTTGTAAAGCAAAACTATGAGCCATCTTACCCATTTCTGCTTCTAACAATTTCTGGTGGTCCATGTCGGTACCTTTAATTGTTTCTGATACAACATGACCGATTACGGCTTTGTTATACTCGTCTGCTTTAACTGAATTGTTTAAGGCGGTTAAACTAAACCACAATATCGTTAAAAATACTATCACTGTTTTCATTATATATTCCTCACTTTCATATTTATATAATAACATAAAATAGAGGGATTGTCAACAAGTATTTTGCGTGGTTTTATAGGGGATTTAGGGGAACAAAGGGTGAACAACAAATGTCGCACCCTTTGATTCGTATGTTTTATTCAGCAGGTTTAGCAAATTCAGCATTCCAATTGAATGCCTCTTTTACAACTTCTGATGTAAGACCTTTGTATGTCTTATTTAAAGTTCCATTCTTTACATCAATTAAAACCTCTGCTTCTTTGTAATGCAGACCTTCTAATATTTGTATGAATAGTGTTTCTTTTTTTATTTTGTTAAGTTGGTTATTACCACCTTTTACAAAGTTATATAATCTTCTGCTTTCGTTCTCTAACCAAGTATGTTGAGTTCCTTCTGGCACTTCGTTTTTTATAAACGGTGGTATTCCAGGAGGTAAATCCCATTCTATCTTTGGATCAAAGGCACCTTTTAAGATCATTCTCATTGCTTGTGTATCGTTTCTCTTTAACACAGCGATCTTGTCTGCCTTTACTTTAGCATTATTAACTTTGGTAAAGATTTCACTCATTAACTCTTTACCAGAACCTGCAGTAGATGCCATTGCTGTCATAGACGCCGGTGATATTAAGTTAGGGTTTCTTGCTCTTTCTTCAGCCATTTGTTTTCTCCATATATATGTTATCAAAAATCATTAATGTTTTCAATCAATGCTTTTAGCTTATTATCTATAAAGTATTGCAACAGTAGCGATCTGCTATTATCTTTATAGTTCTTGTAGTTATTTATAATACTTGTTTTAATGTCTTCTGGTATCATAGATAAATCTATTAATAGTTTATTACGTTCAAAGTTCTTTCTTGTTTGACTGCCAAGAGGTATGTTATCTGTATCAGCCCATTCTTCCAATCTTTTTTTGTTGATAGGTTTCTGTCTCTCGTCTGTCAAAAATATATTATCATCGCTTAATATATTAGGAACACCATCTGATCTATCACCTTTGATAATCTGTTCTCTTAAAAATGTTTCTGAATCTACATTCTCACCCATAAAACTTTTTAACATAGGACTATATTGATATACGTCTCCATAATGTTGTAGTTGAACAAAGTCTTTGTCACCAGATACGATTAAATACTTGTCTTCTTCTCTCATAGCGACTAGTGTGGCGATGATATCATCTGCTTCACATCTTTCCACGTGTAATATTTTGTATGGCATGTTCTTTGTAAGTTCTTCTCTTATCTCACTCATAATACCAAAGACACCACTCCAATCAATTGGACTTGCAGTTCTATTCTTTCTACGTGAAGCTTTATATTGTGGAAATATATCTCTACGCCATGGATTAGAAGCATCAGCAGCACATACTAATGTACCATACTCATCTTTAAATTTCATATTGAATGCTCTAATTGTATTTAAGATAGAGTGTCTTACTGCGTCTTTATTTGGTAACTCTGATATATCCCCTTTACTTTGGGCCATCAGGTTTGAAATCATTATTTGGTTTAAATCTATTATAATCATACTGGTAATACCGCCTTTGATTTATTTAGTTCATGCCAATCTCTACATATATCCATAACTCGTCCTCTCTTTTTAAAGTTAATTTCGGTATTGTTTATTAGTTTTTCAAATAAGTGGTCTATGTTTGCACATAGTTGCATGTTAGCATGTTTTTGTATAGGTTCAATTTGTTTAAACTCTGGTTCAAATGCGTCTCTAATTATCTTTTTGTTTTTACCTCTATTCAATGTCTTCCAATCTAATGGATAAAAGAAATCCTCTACTTCTTTTTGCCAAGTGTATGGTAATACTAATGTCTTATTAAATTCTTTTGATAAGTCTTTTAATGTCATTAAGTCAGGTGGTGTGTCTTGGTCAAAGTAATCTTTACGCCACTTATCAAATAATGACTTTGGTTCTTTGAAGTGTAAAGCAACTTTCTTACTAGACCCATACCATATATCAACACCCATACCCATCGCTACATACTTCTCTTTGATCTTTGGAAACATGTACATATAGGCAAATGTGTTTTCAAATTGTGTCTTCTTACGACAATCATATTTTGAAGCAAGTAGTTTAAAATCTTCTACTAGTTTATCTGTTGGTACTATTGTTAGATCAAAATCCCAACCAAATACCTTAGCCGCCTCTTCTGCTTTCTGTGCGTCATAAGATGGGTCGCCATCTAAATGAAATGTATATGCACTGACTTTTTTACCTAGTCTATGTGCTGCACACGCTACACTTAAACTATCAACGCCACCAGAGAGTAATACAGCAATTCTATTGTCTGGTACTTCTCTATCAATTACTTTTTCAATTATTTTATCTATCATAACCCTTCAATTTTTTCTTCTTCTTTTTGTTCATCTTCTTTAATTTGTTCTTGTGTTTTGTTATAAAAATATAACCCTATTAGTAAAATTGTTAGTGTAATACTAACACTTAAAAAGAGAAACAGTAATCCGTGTTGTAAATCCATAATAAGAAAGGGCGCCGAAGCGCCCCATCTAGTTTTCTAACTACGCATCAAGTGCGATTAAGTCTGATTTCTTTACAGAAACAGTGTGGTTGTCATACTTGAACGGAGTTCCGTATAACGCTTTGATACCAGCAGCAATGATAGCTCTTGTTGGAGTTCCCATTCTGTAGTATTTTTTACCAGCAACTCTGTTACCATAGATCATGTGACCTTCAGCTCTAAGAGTGTCAATCATTGATCTTGGTGACTCTAATTCAAAGTTCTTTTGAATTGAAGTCCAAGCAACATTACCACCTTTTGATAGTAAGTTAAGTAGTTTTTGTTTTTTTGATAAAGTTTTTCTGCCTCTAGTTTCAGTTGCAACAGTTCTTTTTACTGTTTTTACTTTTACTAGTTCATCTTTACCAAACAAGTTTTTTATTGTATTTAACATATTAATATACTCCTATATATTTTCAGTTGTTAGTTTAACTATTTTACAACCTGCGAAGGCGATTCTTAGCGAATTCATTTGTCTGTGTCTCCATCTGGCTCTAACCAATTTGGGCCATCTTTTAGTTCCTCTCGGATCTCTGGATTTAAAGGTACTGTCTTAACACCTTTATGGAATATGTCGTAGTTTATTCTCGCACTTTGAGTGCCACTTTTTAATACTTTTAGTTCTACCATCTTCTCTGCTAATACTTGTGATGGGTGTTTCATATTAAAGTCTCTGTATATCAAACCTCTCATTGTATCAACTAACATAGCCAAGTCTTTTGTAAACTCACCTCGTTCTGTTTTGATACCCATATTATAAAAACTTTTCAATAAATTCATACTTATATCATCAACGCTTGTCTCTACAAACTCTTTGGTTTGTTGTTTAGCAAGTTCGTTTAAAAACTTTTGATCTTTCTTACTAGGTAGTTTTTTACCAGCAGTTGATCTCTCCACAATTTTATTTTGTGGAAACAATATAATATTATCTTTTGTCAATCTTCTCACCCTTAAAATTTACTAAACCTTTATCGGCAAAGTATTCTACTAATTGATTGTAACCACCGACTAACTTATCGTCAATCTTAACTTGTGGCATTGTTCTAACCTGTTTACCAATATCTTCTATTAGTTTAACAGGATCAGAACCAAAATCTCTCTCTAAAGACTTTTCTTCGTATTCAAGGCCAAGCGTCTTAACAAGGTGCTTCGCCTTGGTACAGAACTGACAGTTATTTTTACTGTAAATTACTATCTTCATTTGATGTTTCCTCTAACTTTTGAAACGCAATCGCAGCTTTTGATTTTACATTGTAAGCATCAACAGCTTCTGATATTGTAAAGTTATACATTTTGTTATAATC